CTATTCATTTGCTATCACCCCCGTCTTTTTCACAATTAACACACTTCCTGCTTCGATTGTTTGTCCAAACACGACTTTGTTTGATATATTTCCATCTGCTCCAACCTCTGCAAAGTTCCCCCAACTGCCATCTACTGCTCGGATCATAATCTCATTATTGCAGAATATCTCGATATCTCCAGAATTGACAATATACGAGCACGGCAATTCGTATTCTGTATTTTCTTCTATGTCTGTTGTTACGTTTATTCTATGTGTTGTTACTTGTATTTTCTGTATCGCTTTAGTTAACTTGTCCAGTTTTTTAGCAATTCGCGTATCAATGTAGTTATATATCTTTTCTTCTGCTTCTTCAATCGCCACATCCACACTTTCTGCCATTTGTTGCATGTCCTTTAATATGTCTGCCGCTGCATTTTCATCTGTTTGATAATATATTCCCTTTTCAGTTTCTGCCATCAAATTTCTCCTTTCGCATTTTTATATCGTAAGTCTTTTACTTGCAAATATGTTTTTTTATTCTTTAATTCTTTGTAAGTAATATAATTTATGCATTTTACTTTTAATAAAAAAGAAGAACCGACGTAAATTTTACTCGGTTCCAAAACAACTTCTTGTATTTTGTTCATTTTTATATCCTCACGCATTATTTATCATTTCTTTTAATTTTACCAAATCAGTCATTGTCACATTTCCATCTTTATTTATATCTGCTGCTATATATTGCTGCTTTAATAACGTAATTTCTCCCACAAGGAATTTTTGTAGCATATCATAATCAGCTTGATTTATAACTCCATCACCATTTACATCACCCAATTTTGATTCTTGCTCTTGATTTTTATATTTCATCAAAACAATTCTATATCTTACTTCTATAGTATCTGTTCCGACATTAAAGGCTTGGCACCATATTTTTGATATAGAGTCGGAATTGGATCTTCCAACAATGATGCTTCTAGGTATATCTCCCGAATAAAGTCCCATCGCATCAGAAAAACCTGTTCCATTTGCATATCCATTCGTCTTTATAATCTTAGTTTCAAATGCTAAACATGTGCAATTTTCTTGATTGAATCCCTCCGGAAAATCAATTTCCCACGACGTCTGCTTTCCTTCTGCCTCTCCTGTTAATCTCATTATTCCTTCTATTATTGCATAGTCATCTTTTAGAATATATCCGCTTCCATCTTGTACGGAATTTATTTTTGATTGAAATTCAGCTAAGAACTTTTCAAACTCTTTCTCCATCAAATTGAGTATACTTTGCAAATCTAAAAATGTTCTTTTATCTTCGAAATTTGTTATGCCAGAATTTCCTGTTTTAAAACGTGCTAATTCATATTGATATATTCCTGCGTTATTTTTCACTATATTAGTCTGTGTTAGATTCGGATAATTTGATGTACTTTTTATTATTTTGTAAGCTCCTTGAACGAATGAAGTTTCCGTATTTTGCTTATTTAAGTCAATTTCAATTACTAATTTGCAAAATGCATTATCTGTTCCAGTGCTTAGTTGTGTTAACGAATCTTCTTCTAAAAACCTTCCTTGAATGCATACTGCTCCAGTATCAATACTAATATTTCTTCCTGAATATGTAACTTCCATTCCATTTTTATAATTGTTACTCACACCATCTTTTCCACTCAAAAATGTATTTATAAATAGAGCAAATATTGAACTATTGAATATTTGCTTTGAAAAAACATGTCCTTTTAACATATTATTTATTCCTTTCTTTTAATAATTTATCTATAAACTTAATTCTAATATTTCCACAAGTATATTTATAAAATTTCTTAGGAGTTATTTTTATAGCTGAAACATACGTATCAAGTATTATTGATTCTTTGGTTTTTATCGCCACTGGTGTTCCTATTTTTATATATTTGTTATATAAATCAAAAGTTATATTATGATTATAAGAATTAGATTTTATTACGTCTAAAGCTTTTTGATGTGCATCTTCATAATTTTCTGTATATATAGTTTCTACTTTTCCGTCTGCTCTATTTACATCATTTTGATTTGTGGTTGTTGTTTTATTGTTTAACAAATACAGCTTATATTCCCCATTTTCCTCAACTTTGTTCTTTTTGTCATATAGTACAGTAACTTTGCTAACTACATTTGTTTCGAACACTTCTGTATAATTCGATATAGCTTGTGCTTGTGTATCTATAAGTTCTTTTTTATAACTTTTGTTTTCTATCGTCATTACAAGTTGATTGTTTTCAATAGAGAAATCATAGACAATGTCATATTTTTGTGTACAATTAGTCATGTATGTATGTAAATTGTAAATATTATTTTCTACTCCACTTACTGATATTTGTTTTGTTGTATGTGTTTTTACTATAATTTTTAAATATTTTATATTCAAAAACGCATCTTCATTAAATACAAAATTGTCTTTTATTTCTCTTGAAATAAAATCTTCTATTCCAACTTCTCTTATTAAGTTTTCATTGTTTAATTTAATTTTTTGATCATATAGATTAGTTATATATTTAATTGTATATTTGTATGGTAATTTACCATCTTCATTAGAGATATTTTCAATTTTTCCCCAATATATAACTTTGTTATTCTTTTTAACAGCGATAATATCTCTTGCTTTTGCAATAGTCTTCTTCAGTATATTTATTATTGAATTTGCATTTGTTTCTTCATCAATATTTATTTCATAATCTGATGTTTCTACAATATCTTTTACCGAAAAATCTCTATAATCAAATATCCACATGAATACTTTATTTAATTCTAGTTCTATCTTTTCTTTTGCAAAAACTTGTATTGCTTTTGTTTCTTCACATTTCTGCTCTAAAAAATCCATGCATTCTATTTGAGCTGGATATATTCCACCAGTTGATGGGGCTTCTAATTCTATTTCGTAAAAACCACTCTGTTTGTTATAAATTCCAATATAATCATTTCCATCGAAGTTTACAGTTACTATTTTCATTATATACCCCTCCTAAACGGCTTTATAATAAGTTAAGATTGTAAGTTGTGCATTTAATACTTCATTCTGCGCTCTTAGTTTAATTTCACAAGATTTGTTTTGTGGAAGTCTTATAATGTTATCATTTGAAAAATCAATTACATCTAGGTTAAATAAACTCTCTAAAGTTCCATCAGTGTGTTGCTTATATATATAAAACTCATTTTCTTTAGTTCCATATAACAGTTTCTCATATTCTTCAATTGTTGTATTAAATGTAACTGATTGATACAGTTCTCCTTCAACATACATCTCAATATATGGACTAACAACTTTTCCTGCCATTTCAACTAAAATAGAAGCCTCTGTGTGACCTTTGTTTATATAAGTTAAAGTTCTTGTATTATAATCTGTAAATTTACTATCCCATCTGAAGTCCCATCTTATTTCATTTTCTGATGGTTCTATTGTGTATATTGCTGTTGTTTGCTCATACCATAAACTTAAACAATAAAAAGTAATTGGACACGATAACATTTTTATGTGTATTTCTTTTTTCTGAAAGTCTTTTATTGATATATCTTTGTAGTATTCCTTTTCGCCTGATAAATATGGAACTACATATTTTATTTTTAATTTCTCTGATGATTCAACAAAATCCACAAACTGTTTAAATTTATCATAGCTTGAAAAATGTATTGTTCCTGATATTTCTTTTTGACTTAGTTGTTTATCATTTTCTACAAATGTATTTCCTAGTTGTTCAAATTCACTTTTATAAGCATATCCTAATCCTGTTGGAGAAGAAAAAAAACAACCTTCTTTTAGGCTGTTCATATCTATACTTTGACCTTTTTCATTTTCGAGATAAAATCTTCTAACTTTCATCATTTACTCCTTATTCATAGTAGTTTCCGTATTTTGTATTCCCATATTCAAATGCAAATTCTCCTATATCTTTTTCATTTAATATTATTCTTGGTTTAAATTGTTGAAAAGCTTCAATTAGTGACTCTTTTAGTGTATCTGCTCTATTAGAGCTTGATGTTATTGTAGAATTTACATCGAACTCTGTAGGAATTGCGTTTTGCATTTGTCTTGTTACATCTCCCATTTCATTTTCGAAACCTACTCCAACACCTTGAGCCATAAATTTACCAACTTCATCTCTAAATATTGTTGATGGCGAATGTATGCCAAAAAATGATTTAATTCCATTTAGTATACTTCCACACCATTCTTTTACTTTTCCTAAAAGCCAATCTTTTGCTTTACTTATCCCTGACCAAATTCCTTCAACTATGTTTTTTCCAACTTCAAACATATTACTCATATATTGTCCAAAACCACTAACCATAGAAGTGATTATTTGAGGTATTTTACTAATTAATTGAGGTACTGCTTTTATTAATCCTTCAGCTATTTTCACAATTAAATTGAACCCAGCTTGTATTATTTTAGGATAATTATTTACAAAAGCTGAAATTAATTTTTCTATGATAATAGGTACCTTCTCAATTAATTGTGGTAGCGCTTCTATCAAACCATCAGCTAATCCCATAATTAAATTAATTCCAGCATCAATTATTGTATCAATATTATCTAATAATGTTTCTGCAATTAATATTATCGAATTAATTGCAACTGGAATTAATTGAGGTAATGTCTGAGAAATTCCATTTATCAATTGAAGAAGTATGTCTATTCCAGTTCGTAAAATTTCTGGTATTGATGTTGCTATTCCCGTAATTAAACCATTAATAAGTTCCATTCCTACATCTATTAGGTTTGGAAGTTGGTCTATTATAACATCTTTTAAATTGTTAATTAGATCTAATACAAGTGGTACAATTTGTGGTAATAAAGTATCCACAAAGTTAGTAATTAATAATACCATTCCCTGTAAAGCTATTTCAATTCGTGGAAATAAATTCTTAGTAACAGTAATCAAACTTCCCACAAAATTATTTACTAATTTACTGAAATCAACATTGTCTGCTGCAACTCCTGTTAGTAAATTCTTCCATGCTGACTTCATAGAAGAAAGTGAACCTGATATTGTGCTATTAGCTTCTTTAGCAGTTGTTCCTGTGATACCTAATTCTCCTTGTATAACATGTATGGCTTGATACACATCATTTAGGTTGTCAATATCATACTTCACTCCAGTAAGCTCTTGTGCATCTTTTAGTAGACGTTGCATTTCTTCTTTTGTTCCACCATATCCGAAGTTTTAGATTGTCCAACATGGTATAGTTCTGTTTCGCAAAGCCTTGATAAGCACTTTGTATCATAGACATATCAGTACCCATTTTATTGGCGTTATCCGACATGTCTGTTATTGCCATATCTGCAACTTCTGCTGACTTTGCTGTATCATTATTTAAGCTCTGTAATAAACTCGCTGAAAATGATGTTACTGTTTCCATGTACTCATTTGCTGATAAGCCTGCTGTTTGATATGCATTATTAGCATAATCTTCTACAATGTTTGCACTATCTTTAAATAGTGTTTCAACGCCACCAACAAGCTGTTCGTAGTCTGCGTAACTTTCTATTGCTTGTTTACCTACATTTATAAAAGCAGAGCCAACTGACTTTATAGCTGTTCCAACTGCTCTTAGTCCGCTAGTAATAACATCACCAATAACATTTGCTTTTAATATATCTCCAAATTTTAGTGCACCACTACCGGCTTCATCAAATCCATTCTTCATTTCTTTTAGTTCTTTGTTGCTTTTTTCTGTAGCATTCTCCATTTGTGATAATTGATTTTCTGCATTGTTTAGTTGTGTTTTAAACATTTTAACTTTCTCGTTATTTGCTCCATATTGTGCTTCTGCTTCTTGCAAAGCTTTTCTTAAATCTGATACTTTTGCTTTTTGCTCTTCTAAAGTGTTTTTCATGCTACTGTATGATGCTTTAGTTTGTTTTAAAGTATTGTCGCCATTTGCAAATTGTGTGTTTGTTAATTTTAATTCACTTGAAACAAGCTTTAAGCTTGATGTTATATCCTTAAGTGCTTTTCTATATTCACTTTCGCCAGTTAGTTTTACTGTTCCTCCAAAACTTGCCGCCATTTATTTCACCTTCTTTACATAAAGTAAAGAAAGGTTTTGGGTAACTACTTCACTACTTTTGTATATGCGTGTTCCTCACTCTTTTCTTTTTGTATTCGTATAATTCGTTTACATCTATTACATTTTAATTCTGCTTCAATGTGTTCTGCAAAAATCAAAGTCATTCCACATTGAGGGCATTTAATTTTTTCCATTATTTTTCCTTCCTGCTAATCTGAAAACATTTCGCCTTTATGATTAATCTTCTCTGTCATTTCTTGATAACTCATCTTAGATAATGTAAAATCATAATTATTTTTATAATGTTCATACAAATTCAACAATTTTCTTAAAGTCATTCTACCTACTTCTTTTTCTGAAAATTTCAATAAACAATGACCTATAAAAAGAATCCACGAGAAATCGATTTTTAAATTATCGTCCTCGTGGATTACACGTTTTTTTCTTCATTATCATTTTTAGTAGATTCAATTACAGTTTCATGAATATTATTGCTAATTTTCTCTAGTCCTAATTCTGTAATTATTCTTCCAACTTGCTTACTTGTTAAAAATGCTCTTTTATTGCCCTGATTTTCGTTTTCTATATCTATTCCTTCATTAATCATTTCTGTAATTCCAAATTTAATTGCCTTTAAATTTATCTCTTGTCTTGTTCCATCTTCTTTGATTTTGCCATCTGTTAACTCTCCCCAGTTTTCGACAGTTCCATACTCATCTTGTATTTTTTCCATAACGTTTAAATTAAAAACTAATGGATATTCTATATCATTTACTTTTATATGTTTTATTTTCTCTTGCATATTCCCTCCCAAATTATTTACTTGGTGTTAGTAATTCATCTAAATATGTATTCGCTTCTGCTAAAGTGTTAAATGTCTTAACTTTTTTCCAATCTCCTTCTTTTAGTCCATTTATCGGTTCTATTAAAGGCATAACTTTTGCTTCAATAGCTACAGTATTAAATTCTATTGACTCTCCCTTTGTTTTTGCATCTGCTGTTACACTTGTTATCCTTATTCTTGCTAAAAACTCAACTTTATATTTTTTGACACCGTTTATCATTTTAGTAATAATATGTCCATATCCTATTTCTGGTGCAGAGTCTTCTTGATTTTCTGTTATTTCTCCTTCTTTATATTCGCAGCCCTTTATTCTTGCATAAGTTTCATCATCTACATCATCAATTGTTAATGATAATGTTGCTCCTGTAAAAGTGTTTGCATACTCTGCTAGTGTATCATCTGCAAACAAAGATGCTTCTCCTCTATTTTCGCCTAATTTAGCATCAATAAGCTTACCTAATACAGGTACTTTTGATTCAGTTAATGCTTTATACTTTTTAGTTTCTGAATCTATTAAATTATATCTTGCATTTCTTAAACCAATATTAGCCATGTCAAATCTTCCTTTCTTTCAAGAATGTACATGTTCTGTGATATAGTTTTGTATCTTCTTCAAATGATTCTTCACTATCTCCATCCCAAATCCATTCATTTTCTTTCATTATTTTTTTTACAGAACTCATTATACTTAAATAGTTACTTTCACTATAAATATCTATATCTATCGTAATCTCACTAAAGTTGATTTCATCATCACTTGAAAAAATTGGCTGTTCATCGATAATAGTCCATATTATATATGTTTTTTTATTTCCCTTATATTTTAAATGTGCTATTGGAATATTTAATTCAGATAATATTCTTTTAATTTCTGTATTAGGATCAATTTCTAATACAGGAATATTTATAAATTCCTCCAACTTATTCTCGAATAGGTCTGTTACTGTTACTTTTGTTGCGAAGTTTCCTTTCACTTCTGGAGCTTTTAACTCTACTTCATAATATTGTGAATTTTCATTATACTTTGCAGAATTTTCATTTTTTTTCATTTTTTACTCCTTCGGTAAATATTTTTCTTGAATTTTTTTCATTTCAACTTCTATTTCTGATTTATTAAATGATTTACGCATAAATGGTTGTTTTTTTACTGTTGATGTTCCATGTTCAAAGACATTTGCTATAAGTGGTGCTGGTTCTTTTATTCCTCTTTTATTCTTAAAATAACCGTAAAAAGCGACCTTGGTATTTATACCGTCATCGCTTTTTGTCTTATATATTTTAGTTATTTTCAGGCATTTCATTATATTTGAACCTTGAAAACTTTTAGGTGCATTTTTTAGTACTTTTCTATATACTATTTCTGCACCTGTCTTTGTCATTTCTCCCATCATTTTTTCAGTGTTAATCTCTAAATTTTTAAGTTCTTTCAATAAATCATTGGGAAGTTCCACATTAAATTTCGCCATTATTTAGTTACTTCTTTCGCTTGAATTTCTAATTCTACATTTTCCTCGTTAACATTATTAAGATATTCTATTGTATAAATTTTAGAGTTATATTTAATTTGCATATCTCTTGTTATTTCTGTTTTTGGATATCGTATAGTAAAATTAGTAAAAGCCTTTTCAAAATCTGTTCCGCTTGTGATTAATGTAAATCCTTTTGTAGTTTTTACATTTGCAAAAGCTTTAAGGACAATGACTTCTTCTCCTTCATCAAATCCATCATTGTCCTCTGTTTCTATTACTTTAAATATGGATATTTCTTTGTTATATTTTCCTGGATTTATCATAGATTGTTCCTTGTATGCATATCTAGAATAGTTTTCACTGTATTGTTTATACTTTTATTATCAATATACATACTTCTATTATCGTACATATCTTGACATAAAATATAAACTACAATGATAAAATCCGAATATGAGTCCAATGTTTCATCTTTCTCATTTTCGGATTTCTCAGCTATTCCTGTATAATTAGAAATATAGTTTTTAGCAATATTTAAGTATGTTTTGAGTTCTTTTTTTTCCTGTTCACTAACTTCTGATATTCTCAAATAGCTAGCTAATTCTTCTTCAGTAATTTCACTTACTTTTATTATTTCTTTCATTTTAAATCCCCCTTTGAGGAAATTATGCCTTTGCTGGATCTGTTGCTCCTGTTACTGCAACTGCTATTTTTTGTGTGTTCTCTACTTTAGCATCTAATTCGCTATAGCCACATACACCAATTGCATGTTGTGTAGCAAATTTTTCTAACAATAATTGAATTTCCATGCTTTCTGTTTCTTTTACAGCTAGTCCTGAGAAATCTCCATAGAATATAACAGCTTTTGATGCTGTTCCTAATTTCTCAGCCTTCTCTGAACAGTAAACTGGTTTTCCAAGTAATTCATAATCCCATTTCTCATTAAATGCTCTGTTTAGTATATAGTTTCCATCTGCATCTTTTAATTTTCTTATAGCTTTTCTTGTAGCTCTATTCATTATCCAATAAGCTCCAACTTGGAATGCATCTGGGACTGTCTCTTGAATATCAATTAATTCATCAGCAGTTATACTTGATTTAGCTCCTAAAACTACTTTCATATTAATTGAGTCATAAGAACCTACAATACCATTAATTTTATTAGTTGTTCCATTTAGCATTTCGCCTTCATAGAATAGTTTGAACTTTTGAGCCATCTTGTTAATTACATATTCTGTTAATTTAAAATCACTGTTATTTAGTAATGATTTAGATATTTTAGTTAATGCACCAATTAAGAAACCTGCTAAATCAACTGTTGCAAATTTACCAGCATGAGAAACTAACTCATCAAATTCATCTGCATAACCTACTGTTACATCATCTGTGGTATCATCATATTTGGGTACTGCTATAGTTCCTTTACCATCATATTTTGTTGCACTAGCATAAAGTGGAGATATTTCATTTACTTTATCAATTATTTTTTGTGCTATTGTTTTTGGTATTATTGAGCCATTATTACCTTTTCCTAAACCTGTATCTCCTTCATTTGTTATTCCATTTATTTTGTTTCGAATAAAATTAGCAAATGCTTTTACATCCTTTTCTTCTTGTGTTAGTTCTTTTTTGTCTTCTATTTTTGGAGTCTTAACCTCTAAATTTTCAGCTTTTTCCATTCTTTCTATTGTTGCTTCAATGTCTTTTATAGATTTTTCTGTTTCATCAAAGTCCTTAATTTCTTCAGCTGTTAACTCTCTATTCTCTGCTTTTGCAGTATCAACAATTCCTTTCATTTTTGCTTTTAAATCTTCTTTTCTTTCCATTAATGCTTTTATTGTCATTTTTCCTCTTTCCTTTCTTTTTATAAAATAAAAACAACCTTTTTTAGGTTGTAATACCGATAACTAAATTTTATTAAGTCTTTCTTCATACATTGAATAATCAACCTTATCATGTTTTTCTGTAATTTTATTTAATAGACTTTTTAGGTTGCTTGGAACGTGCTTATAATTTTTAAATATATTTTTGTCTACACATGCCACTGCTTTATTAGTATCTTCTAATATATTTATATCAAAATACATACTTGCTTCTGTAACTCCCATCCAACTTTCAGCGTCTATCTTTTCTTGTATTTCTTCTTCTGATTTAAGTGATTTTTTCATATATATTGGTAGCATTGTTGAACTTTCAATTGTATTAAGTAAATCAATGTATTTTTGTAGTTCTAAAGCGTTGCCATAGCAACTAGCAACTGGTTTATGTATCATTATCATAGAATTTTGATACATATTTATATCATCGCCCATCATCAATAAAAATGTACCAGCACTAGCACATAATCCATCTACAAATGTGTGTATTTTTGTGCCATTATCTTTAAGCCTCTGTAACATTGAACACATAGTAGAAGCAACAAATACTTCTCCACCTGGTGTATTAAGATAAATATTCAAATCTGAAATTTCTCCTAAATTATCAAGCTCATTTTTAAAATCTTTTAGTCCAATTAGACTTTCATCTTTTTCTCCTGTCCACCAATTTGTGTTATCCGTGACAATTTCTCCATAAATATATAAATCAGCACTATTATTAGGTACAAAATTTTTTATTTCGTAAAATCTATTCATCTTCTGCACCTCCTTCCTTATTTAAATTTGATGTATTAGACTTTTCCCCTATCTTGTAAGTTTTATTTGTGTTAGGTATAAATATTTCATTAGTTAGTGGATTTAGTAATACGTCTCCTAAGCCTAGATTAATCATATCTAAACCATCTAATGCATCCAAGTTTTCTTTATATCTGATTTCATTTCGTGTTAACCAACCATCTCCAATCGCTAAATGATACGCTTCATATCGTTCTTTTATTGAGGTTTTAGCAAGTTCTGTAAAATCAGGTGAAAAATAAAAAGACTCTTTTTCTTTTTCAAGTAAAAAGTCTCTATTTAATGCTGTAGTAAATGCAGTAGCTATTGGCATTACTGCATATCGTATAAAATCTTCATTATTTTTTCCGATATGGAATATTTCTTTTACTTCTTCACTAAATGTTTTGGATTTTTCGTTCAATTGATTTTCAACTGATGTATTTGATGCTTCTTGGAACTCCATACCTTCATTCAAAATTACACAACTTGAATTTCCATTAACGTATTCATTCCACGATTTTTTTAAAGCATCTATTCCTGCTTTGTCTAGTCTTTTCTGCGATTTCAAAAAACCTTTTTTAGTTCCATTCGCTTTCATAAGTTCTAGTTCGTATAATATTCGTTTATATGCAGTTTGAAGTGTCTTATTTATTTCTGTTATATATCCTGTTCCTGATGCACCATCTTTTGAATTTCTCAAAACTTTAATAAATTGATATGGTTTGTAATTTTTTCCATCTATTTGAATTTCAAAACTTTTAAAAATCGTATTTGTATTTTTTAAAATAGTTATTCTTTCTGGATCTGTATAATTTAATCCTATAAAGTTATTGCTTTTTTTATTTATATAAGCATATCCACCTTTTCCTAATAAATAGTCTTCACAAATTGCTTTTTTAAATTGAAACCCATCTAATGTATCTCCAGTATCTTTGTTTATAATATTAACTCTAAAATCTTCAATCTCTTTTGTTTGTTTTTTTCCATCTTTTGTAGATTTTTCATATAATTTAAAAGGTATCATTGCGAAACTGTCACATATTAGCCCTACTGCGCTAGATATTGATGGAATTGTTAAGGCTTGTTCTCTTGTTATTTCTTCTCCTTTTAATAATGCTTTTAGTAATACATCGTCAATTTGTTCTTCAGACATTTTTGATTCTTCTGTTTTATTCTTTACTTTCTTTGTAAATATTCCCATTCTTATCACCACCTTTTATTTAAAAGCTTTGTACCACAAAACCTTCTTCATACATATTTTGTTGTAGTAAATATATTGCTATTATTGTACTAACAACCATATCGACTTTTCCACTTGATTTTTTCTTACTAACATATTTATTTAAATTTGTATCTTCAACGCATTTAGCATTCTGAAAGTTAATTTCGTATAGCTTATCTCCATCATAACTGAATTTTCTTTGTAATATGCTTTCTTGCAGCAGTTTTGTTGGTTGGTGCAATACACTTGAGTGTTGTTTTACCTCTACTGTTTCATATCCTGCATTATCTAACTTATTAGCAGTAGATATACAGTTATATCTGTCATATCCTATTTGTACTACATGAACTCCAAATTTTTCTTCAATATCCATTATGAATTTTTCTACAAAACTATAAGAAATTATTTCATCGCCACATGCAAAACAGCTCCCTTCTTCTATGAATCTTCTGTAATCTGTTCTTTCTCGTCTATTTTTTTCCTCGATTCTGTCTCGTGGAATAAATGCCCATGATTTTGCATAAATTGTTTCATCTTCCATAGTTACCATAGAAACTGATGTGTTATCGGTTGTCATAGCTAAATCAATGCCTAAGTATACATCTTTACCTTTCCAATCAAATATTCCTCTAGCATTTTTACATTTTCTTAATTTATCTATATTAATAAATTCTTCACCACTATTAGATGGCATGAAGTAATTCATATTTTTGGTTAAAAATTCAATTCTTTCGCTTGGTTTTGCTAATGCTTTTTGCCTTGCTCTTTTTATTTCTTCATAATTTTCCTCAATTCTTAAAGGATTTGCCATCATAATTCCTATATCATCCCACAAATGTTCCTCTGTGGCATAATATACAAGTGCAAATAGTCTATCGTCTTTCTCTGTTTCTTGATATATTTTCTTTAAGTATGCTAGCTCGTCTAACATTATGGATTTATCTTCTGCATAAGCAGTTGTTAATTTAAACATCAGTGGATTTCTTACACTTAATTGTCCTGAACGCATAGCTTCAACATTTGCATTATCTTTCATTGCACCATATTCATCTGCAATAAATGCGCTTGGCTTTATCGAATTGTTTCTGTTAGCCTCTGATGTTCTAGGCTGATAAAATGAGTGAGTTAAAGTGCATTCCATTCTGCCACTTAGAGTTTTAGGAATATTAAAATATTCCAAAACAGAAGGACTTGCATTCAATATCTGCGATATTGCCTTTTTTACTTCTCCAGCTAGATCTCTATCAAGGCATATTGAATAAAACTCTGAATATTCATCTTCTGTTAACATTAGAATTATTATTATAAGTGCTGCTAAAAAGGTCTTAGTATTTTTTCTTGGTATAAATAAGTCAACTTCTCTATATCTAAACTTCTTGGAATCACTTTTGTATCTCCAACCAAAAATATTGGCAATAAAAAAAGCTTGGAAATTTTCCAAACCATCATATATACTTTTTCCTACAATATTTAGTCCTGTTGCAAAATTTAATAATTTTAATATTCCTTCTATTATTTCTATTTTTTTAGTATCAAAATAGTATGGATAATATTCATTGTTTTGCTTTTCTAAGTCTTCCAAAAACCATTTGCATTGCGTTTGTACTTCGAATGTGGTTGTCTCTTTTCCCGAAATACAGTCTTCTGCATATTGTTTTGCTTTTTCTAATAACATTATGCCTCACCTCTTAATACTTTAAGTAACGGATTATCTTTTTCTTCTACTTTTTTAGGAATACTCCTTAACGCAGATGCAATTGTCATTATGTTTTCTTTTTCAATATCTAACATCATTTTTCTTTTTGCTTGTATTTGTTTATCTAAATCAACAATATTTTTTTGCATGCTGCATAACAGTTGTGTATATTCTTTTATTGTAAAGTCTTCGTCTTCAACAAATCGTTCATCTAATTTATCCATATCGTTATAGAATCGTTCTCTCTTTTCTTCAAATTCAGAACATTCTGCAATTAACAATGCATATCTATTTATGACATTCTCATATAAAGCATCATTTTTGTCTATGTTTTCAAGTAATTTTTCTATCTTTTTGTATTCTTTATGTGCTATCTTATTTTTCTTTACTTCCTTTCGTTCTTTCATTTTTATTTTAGAACTTAAAGCTTCTTCTCCTTCTTGGCGCATCTTCATTTCAGCTTTTGTTCTATGTGATTTATTTTCTGTTTCAAGAACTCTAAAAGGTTTTGATGGCGTTGGCATAGTGTTCCTCCTTTCGTCAAAGTCTGATGTGGGAATTTTTTTCAAGCAAAGGTAGGCAGTACGTGTAAAAAAATTTTTAGTTTTCATTTAAAAATTATTGGGGGGATATTCTAAAACTATGTTTTCTTAGACTTCTCATATATTCTTTACTTGGACTGTTTCTCTCAATTAATTTATCAAAAATATATTTAATAATACTCATGATTGTTCTCCTGCTCATCTATTATCTTTTGTACTTCTTCTCTAGTTATCTCTCCACTTTCGCATCTTTCATGATGATAATGGCATACTGTTAATAAATTGTTATTATCTAATCTTTTATTATAGTTCTCGTTAATAGGTATATTATGATGTACTTCTAAGTCTTTTGAATTATATTTATTAGTTGTATTGTATAAATCTCTCTCACATATTTGACACAAATATAAATCTCTCTGCTTTATTTCCTCTCTTTTCTTTTGCCACAGACTTGTCCATCTGAATTTATCTGCTTCTGTATTATACTTTTTTCTTTGTGGCTTTTGGCTACATGCAAATTTACTATCATGTATTCTTCCACAATATTGACAACTTTTAAGCATTATTTATCCTTTCTTCCAAAATAAATTGCTAATATAGTCCCACATATTATCGCTGTTATTATTATTGCTTTCATATTGTATCTCTCTTTCTTTGTCATTTTTAAAACATTTGTCTTTTATTTTGCAAAAATCACATTGCTTTTTCATACATTTTTCTATATTCATATTTCTTCCTTTGTAAAATAAAAAAGAACCTGCTAGAAAGGCTCTTTTGGTTTTGTAATTAAAATTAGGAGTCAAAATAAAAATATCAACTCTAGCAATCAATATTTGGTAATGAATAATTTAGCTATTATAATTATACAACAATGGTTTTATAAAAAAATATAAACTTTTTTTATAATTTTTTAGTAATTTGTAAAAAAACCTATTGACAATACGTATTAATACGTGTATAATAATTACAGAAAGGAGGATAATAGATGTATTCAAAAGAACTAGTAAGATTGTTATTGAAAAATGGATGGCAAAAGGTTAGTCAGAATGGTTCTCATTTAAAATTAAGAAAACGGAAATCAAACTGAAATAATACCATTACATAATAAAGAAATGAAAAATCCAACTGCAAATGCAATCTTGAAAAGGACAGGGCTAAAATAAGCCCTTCCTGCTAGTATTTTTTTGATATTTATCTTCTTTTCCATTTTTTATTTTTGAGGTGATGTTTTATGAATAAATATTTAACTGTATATCCAGCTATTTTTAGCAAATACGATGATGATGGCGAATATTATATTGTTGATTTTATTGACTTAAAAGGCTGTACTACCGAAGGAAAGACTTTGCAAGAAGCTTTTTATATGGCTCAAGACGCGATGGGATTATTTCTTGATGATTTATCTAAATTTCCAAATCCCACAACTGATTTTTCTAATATCGTCTTACAAAAAAATCAATTTATAAATTATGTTAATATAGATATCGATGAATATAGAAAAAAATATAATAATAAGTCTGTCAAAAAAACTTTGACCATCCCTTGTTGGCTAAATTCTCTAGCAGAAAAGAACAATATTAATTTTTCTCAAGTTTTGCAAGAATCGTTGAAAAAAGAGCTTGGAATTGACATAAATTAGTTTTTAAATTATAATATTTATAGAATACATCTAATATCCTCATAAGAGGAGAAAACAGAGATGACTTGAAGTCGTCTCTGTTTATTTTTACAATTTTATCATTCTGTTTGTTGCTTTTTCTATGATTTTATAAATATTTTGCTGTGTGCATGTTCTGTTATACAATTTAAAATATAGATTTCTTCCAATCTCATCTGCTGCTCTATTATCTACATAATACGCTGTTAATATTTCACGTTCTTTGTAATATAAACTATTTAGTCTAATTTCCGCTTCTTCTGTTTTTTCTTCCAGTTCTTTTATTTCTTTTTCCGCTTCTTTTATCTTTTTCTCTAGTTCCTCTGCTCTGTTTTCTCTCTTTATTATTGCTTTAGATACTTTGTCGCTTATTATGTTTTTACTATGTATATCATTGTTTATACCGAAAACTTGTATTCATATTTGTTTCCGCTTCTCGCTTTTTCGACTCTTCAAGTTCTCTTTCATAGTTTCTTTTTTCTTTGCGTCTTAACTTTAATCTTGCTGTATTCTCTCTGTGTTCTTTAAGTAGCTTAATCAATTCTTCTTTAGTCATACTCATATTATTTTCTCCTCTCATGTATCTATTAAATATTTATTGAATAATAATTTTTGGTGACAATAGTAATTACTTATTTCACTTGCTGTAGTATTAAGTTCTTTTGCAATTTCCACAATTGTTTTGTATATTTTTGTTTCTGAAGTCTCTGTGTTTAGTACTTTATATTCTTTATTGCTGTGTATTTTCTTGTCTATGTAATCATTGTTTATCATCTTTAAATCATATAGTTTAAAACATTCTCTTGTATTGTTATCTGTTCTCTCGTATAAAAATAAGTTATTGTTGCATTTCTTTATGAATTTATATTCATAGTATTTTATTTGTTTATCATATGTTTTAGTTTTTCTTACGATCTTCTTTGGTATTTTCATTTATTTTCTTTTGCCTTTCCGAAATATAACCACCACTTTGCCACTTCTCCGTCAAATTTTTGTTCTTTTAATTCTTTAATTTTATTATTGTTACTTTGATATATTTCTATTTGTTTGTTTACTAATTCATTTGCTTTCAAATCCGGATATATTTGCGTTGCAATCATGATGTCTAGATTAGAAGTATCTATTTCTTTTAAACTTTCTATGTATGTATTGCTTTCATAATTCATATAATTTTGTACTATTGTTGTTATACTGTTTTGTATATTGTCGTTTTCTTCTTTGTACATTGCTATTTTCTTGTCTATTGTAATTAGAGAACTTACTTGTACTGCATTAAATATTATTGCAATTATTGTTATTGCTGTAGCAATAATACTTACTATAAGTCCCACTATAGCAAAATCTTCATTTCCATCTATTGTACTTGAAAAAAGACTTAATATTGCTAAAGCTATAAATATTATAAATAAAACTATTAACATAATTTATCCTCTACTTTCTTTTCAAAATATTGTTTTATACATAATTTACAATCTTGAATACAAGTATTTTTTCTTATTTCTTCATCACAAAAGTATTTTATATTAATTCTCTCATTGTATTCATATTCTTCTAACATTAAATCTATCAGCTTATCTTTTTGTGTATTTTCTTCTTGTTGCTCTTTTATTAGATTTAAGACTTCGTCGATGGTTTCTTTAGCATAAACAAAACCTAGTTTGTCAAAGTCTATTACTCTCATTGCTTTTAAATATTTTATTGTTTCTTCTAATTCTTTATCCATGCTTGTCCTCCTACACAATTTTATTTGTGTTGAGATTGATTTTAGTATTTAATAATTTATAAGCTTCTTCTACTTCATACATTCTTACTTTTTCATCTTTTATACAATGTATTTCTCTTCTGTATGAAGATATTAGCAAAGGACAATTTGCACAACCGTTTGAATTGTCGCATATACTTTCTACCTCTGCCGATTTTAAATTTCTAATCAATTTTATATTGCTCATTCATCTTCTCCTCTCACGATTTCTAAAATTTCTTTTGCATATTCAATTCTTTTCATATAGTGTAGTTTGTCTAGCTTTATATTTGTTTCATTCATACATTTTCTATTTTCTTCAATTTCTTTTTCTAAATAATCTATTACTTTCTGTTGTTTATTCTCTAGTTGTTGTATGTATTTGTAAAATGTTTTACATGCTAATGCATCTAATTTTAAAGTTGCTTTTTCTTTTTGACTTGCTAATTTTAATAATTCTTTTATTTTATTTACATCTTCTTGTTCTTCTTTACTTATCATCTAAAACACCTCGATTTCTGAGTTTTTAATTGCTTCTATAAACTCTTTGTTATATTTGATATTTGAGTAATCGTATATGTATTGTTCAATAACTCGCTTTTTCATATTAAATGTGCTTTTATGTGCTACTTTATTGTTTGTTTTTAACTTTTTAAATAGCTTCTTAATTATCATTGTTTACCTCTCATCTTCTTCCCATTCTTTTGGTATTTTCCAATTTTTTGGTTCTCTATTAAAATATCTCTCACAAGCTTTTTCTATATCGCACTCCATACAGCCACTATAATTGCTTGTACAATATTCATGTATAGTTTTTAATGCTTTTTCTACTAATTCCATCCTAGCTCCTTTACTTTTTCATTTATTGCTTGTAGTTCTTGCATTGATATTTCTTTTCTAAATTCTCTATCTTTAAATCCAAATACAACAACTTTCCTTCCAAAACTATCAAATGCAATACAATATTTTGTTTTTTCTAGTACTTTTACATATTTACATTTTATAGCCCAATCACTTTTTTGTTCTATGTATCCTAATTCTTTAAACATCTCATCTGCTTTACTCATCTTTTACCTCACTTTCTACCACATAACAATTCTGCTCATATTGCTGTTTTGTTAGTATTGATATGATTTTACAATAACTTTTCAGGTATTCTTTAAATGCTTTTAACTGTAATTCTGTTTTAGTAACTATAAAACTTTTAATATATTCATTGTTATCTTCTAAATCATCAATATACTCAACTATATCTCCATATTCAATCAAATCTATTATGTTTTTGCTGTGTTTTACTATGTCTGTTGTTTTTATATAAGAATACCATTTTCCATCCCAATCACTTCCACATTCATATCCATATTTATTTACTGTTTTATTTTCAAATATTGTATCTATTCTCTTTATTCCGTTATTTTTCGTTCTTACAAATTCACCTATTTCAATTTTATCCATCTATTCCTCCACAACCTCTATTTTTGTTATTGGTGCCTCACTTGGTGCTGATATTCCCTTAAATCCAACATATTTGTCATAATATACAATTACTGCTTGTCCATTTTTTATGCACTCTTTCATCTGTTCTGCAAGCTCTGTATTACTTTTATCTATGTAATAATAATCTTCCTCGCTATTTTTCGTATATTCTGTTGTTCTGTAATACACTTTGTAATTGCCCCACATGTCGTTATCTATCGCAGTTGGTACTATTCTGTGACTTCCACTTGCTAAATCTAAATGAAATCCACCAAATATTCCTGCTATAAATGCTATAATAAATATTATTACTACTGCACAACCACATCCTCCAATTAAAACTTCTTCATCAATATATCCTTTTTCACTTTTTAACCAATTTTTCATTATTTCTTTTCTCCTCTCAACTTCATCTTAAATTCGAACTCATCTAAATCATCTTCTAGTCTCTGATTTAATTCTTCTGTTTTTCTGTTTTGCTTAAACGTATCTATTGTCAAGTAAATCATTATTGCTATTATAATTAGACTTACTATACAATTTAATACTGTTATGTATTCCATTATCTTTCCTCCTCTTTTGTTATTTCTCCTCTCATGTAATTTTCACATCGATATATTTCTTTGAACTCTGCTAGTTCTTGTCTATTACAGCCGTAAACAGCTTTTGCACTTTGTTTCTAACATAATTACTCCTCGACTTCAAATCCATATCTTCTGTACCAATTTACTTGATTTTGTCTTTGTAAATATAAATCTTCTTCATATCTCTGTGAATGCTCTATCCACTCTTTAAAGCATTTCTCACATAATGCTTGTCCTAGTATAAATATTAAATACATATCTTCCATTTCTTCATTACAACTATCACATACTGCCATTCCACCCCAGTTGTAGCAATTTTCTTTTGTAGCTTTTATATATGAATATCCTTGTTTTGTATAGTTTAATTTTACTTTCTTCATATCTACCTCCTAATTCTCTTCCTTGCTATTTAAGTAATCTGCGTATTTCTGAGCTTCTTCCAAAGTTGTAAAATATGTGTTGCAACGTCCTTTTACTTTGTCTTTATCAAATTTTTCTAATATATCCTCTTTAGCAAGTTTACATCCATAATTGTAATCGCTGTCTTCTTTTATGCTAAATGCAAAATTATCTTTTTGAGCGTCTTTCTGAACATATATTTCCGTTCCTAAATTTTCTTCGGCAATATATACACACTTACTTTTAGCACATTTGCAAGGTATTTCATGTTTTCTCCCAAAACAGTCAATTGCAGTAACTTTTCTATCTTTGTTACATTTATCACACTTATCTTGTTCAATATATTTCGTGCCTACCTTATAAATCTTTGAAAAATATTCGCAATTTTCAAACAAGTCTTTAAGTGTTGCATTATATATCTCTTTTTTAGCATTATCTAAAATATATTGTTTTTCTCTTTCAGTTTCATTTATTTTATTTTCATACTCTTTTTTTATTTTCTCCCAATTTTCTTTTACGTCTTGTAATTCTGCGTTTTCTTTTTCTAGTGCTGTCATTTTATCTTTTATTTCTTGCTTTACTTCTTTTTTTAATTGTTCTTTTAGCTCTGCTATTGTGCTATCAAAATAATCATATTCATCATCGTAAAAATCCTCCATAAAACCTCCCTAATTTGTTATATGTTCCATATTCTGCGATATTATGTCATCTACTAAGTAATATCTCTTGTATTCTACTTTTTCTTTATATCTATTTGTACTACTTTCCCATTCTGTTCTAAACTGATAACCTTCTTTCTTCAGATTGTCTATTCTAGCCCCTAGCTGAGTTATACCTAATTCTTGATATGCCTCCCAGCTTGATATACTTCCAAACTCTCTTATGTATTGCAGTATTCTATCTTTCTGAGTTGTTTTCATTTATAATCACCTCGCTAATATATAATTTCTTAAATCGTATTCCTCATCTGGTGTTAGTTCGCTATATTTATCATCTTTTTGTATCTCATTTAAAAATCTCATTTTTTCATTAAAAGTTCTTAGATTTTTTTCGTTACCTTTATTAATAAAATAAATAAATATATTATTATCATTCTTATCATTATTGTTTGTGTTCATTGACTGTTCATCTGTTGTTCGTTTGCTGTTCGTTGGCTGTTCAATTACTTGTTCACTTTTCTGATATGCGTCGTAGTTAAGTATTGATATTACTGTATATTTTTTAGTTTTCTGTTGTTCAATTTGATGTTCATTTTCAAAACACTTTAATATACGATAAATTTTATTTTCTTGAATGTGAACAACCTCTGACAATTTACTTCTTGATGTCAAAAGTTGCCCTCTTTTTACTACAACTTTTTCATTTCCAACAAATACTTCTTTATCTTGATGATTAGCTTTTAATAATAGATATAACCAAAGATGAACATATTCACTTTTATTAAACCAAGAAGCTTCAATTAACTTCCTATGTATTCTTATCCAACCTTCCATACCTATTCCTCTTCTTTATATTTTTGTATTACTACTGAGAAATCTTGATTAAGAGATAATTCTATTAATTTATCAACATCAAATTTATCTAAATTATCGTACTGTATCCCATCTGACGAATTTTCTATAAAATCTGCTATATTATTTGAACCAATAACAAGTACGCTATATTTCATACTTTTCTCCTCTCTTGTAAAATATTAGGGATAAACTTATGTCTATCCCTTGTTGCTAATCTAAATAATTCTTTCCTATTAACCTAATAAATTCTTCTTTTGTATGACCTTGTAGAAGATATTTCTTCTCACAAGTTTGTTTTAATCTAATATCTAAACTGTGACCATGTTTTCCGTGCACTCCAAAATCTCCTCTGTGATGCTCGCTACACAAATATACTTTGAATCCGTTTTCTTCTGATATTCGTCTGTTTGGATTTCCAAAAAATATATGATGCTCTTCAATGGGAAAATACAAGCCACAGATAAAACATTCCTTTTTATCTTGTAATATCGATTTCATTTTCCCCAACTCCTCAACAAACTGTCTATTTCTGATTGTGGTTTAGTCTCTATTTCTAAATTTCTACAATTTTCAACTACTATATTTACTAATCTGTTCATTTCGGCTTGATTATATGTACTTGAGCCATGATAACACATTACGTTTGTAAATCCTTCTAGCTTGCTTGGTTGTGTATCACAAAGCCATCCTATCCCATTTGATTGCCATATTCTTGTCCATTCTTCTACAGCGTCGTCCTTAATTGGAACGATCGTATATGCTCCAACTTCTCGTATAGCTTGTCTGTATATTTCTTCTTTTGTAACTGTCATTTCTGGATTAGATATTCTTTCAGCAATCTTTTGAATTAGAACCCACATATATGCGTTACAATCTAGACTTCTTTTCTTGTGCCACTTATTTACTTCTAAATCCACTTTTAATCCGTTTAGTTCTTGAAGGTTACCAACTTCATTGCTATCAAGCAAAAGTGTTATTTTCGGTCTCTTCGTTTGAAAATCTATGTTTATATCTGTTAGCTTTGCTGTTGTTTGCATGGAAAAACACCTTCTTTCAAGCATTTTGTTAATATTTCTAGTGCTGGTAAATATTCGTTCTCTATAAACGCGCTGTCATAATCTATCTTTATAAGTTCTAATCTGTTTTTATCTATGTCGTTAAAATAATTTCTGTAATCATCTTCTTGTAATGCATATGCAACTATATATAAGTTTTTTATATTGCTTGCATACATTTCAACTTGAGCTTGTCTCCAATATTGTTTTGATACCTTAAATTCTTTTGCTATACTGTGTGTTTTTACTTCATATATACAAGTTTCTGTGTTGCCATCGAGATTAACTCTCAATCTATCTTTAATTATTTGCTTGTCTTTTTCTAAACCTTCAATCTCAAGAGAGTCTAATATTTTATGTTCATAGTTGTTTCCTGCTTTTATCGCCTCATTTGATATTGAATTTTTTCGAATGCCTAACTTCTCTAACCACCAATTTTCAAATGTTTTTGTTCCCCAATTTCCTACAACCATGCTTGTATCAGAAGCGCCTACATAGCCACTTCTATCTTGATTTTGTATCAATATTACTCAAATCCCTTTCAAATGTATTTAAAGTATCAAAATATGTAAATATCGCTTTTACTTCATCAACAGTTCTGTTAAGTTTATCTGCAATTTCTTTCGCAGACAAACCACTTTTTATTTTTTCAGTGTATATTTGTTCAACTCTCTCCCTTATTTTAAAAATATTGTGTTTATTTAAATCATCTTCCCAATTGTCTTTTTCACTCTTTAATTCATCTTTAAGCCATAAATCAAATCCTAGTCCCGTTCTTATTGCAACGCCTTTTACAAACAATCTTGTTTGACAATTCCACAACCTTTGTTGTGTCATGCTGTTATCCTTAACGGGATTGCTTCCGTTTGTAACGGGACCTCTTTGAACAAATTCTGAGTCATCTATTACAACTTTTACTGCTGTCTCATACACTCTATTTGTCAATCCGTTTTTATCAGTAAATTCCTGCTCTGTCATATATAAGCTACTACCTGTCTTTTCGTTTACAATCGGTTCGAAATAAACTTTTTCAGCTCCGTTTTCGTGTAATAAATCTATAACTTTTGCCCAATTCAAATAATCTGCATTGTCTCTTTTTTCTGTCCACTTACTTACATCTATTTTTCTTAACTCATCATATCCTTTTAACATTTTTATCCCTCATTTCTTAACAATCTTTCATTTTCTGCAATCCAATTTATCATGTCATCTTTGTACCAACGTTCTGTTTTCCCATTAACTTCTTTAATTACTCCATCTAGTCCCATTTCCTCGCATACTTCGATTAATTCTTCGTATTCTTGTATTTCGTCTTCTATATGTTTTCTTGTTACTTCAATATTGTTTTGTAAAATCATAATCTTTCCTCTCTTGCACTTTTCAACATTTTGTTGTATAATTGTTGAAAAGTACGATTTATATAATCTATTTTTTATTTACAATTTACAGATATTAGAGTGATTTCGACGTCTGCTCTAGTATCTTTTTTATTTTGTAATTGTTTCTTTAAGTGATATATTTCTAAATTTTTCTCATCAAGTTCAGTTCTTAAGTCTTGATTTTCCGCTTTAATGTTCATATTCTCAGTAGTTAGTTTTTCATTCTTTTGTTTCAACTCTTCGTTTTCTTCTATATACGTAAGCATTTACTCTTCCTCCATTTCTCTATAGTTTGCATAAATAACTAGTTCGTTGTCACATTCGTATGCATCTTCAACAACTAAATCAAAATCATCGTCATCGCATTGGTCTACTCCTGTATCACTTGCTATTGTCACTATGTAATCATCAGGCAAATTTTCTATAACTTGTTTTAATTCTCCAACTGTTAATCTACTCATAATCCATTCCTCCCTCTTACATCATCATTGCATATACGAAAAATATCGTATAACTTATTATTACTGTACTTCCTAATAGTATTGTCTTTAGTTTTTGCATTGTTTACATGCTCCTTTCTGATATCCCATTTTCTAGTTTCACTTCTTCTTTTTTCATTATTTCGAGAATTTGCTGAGTAATACTTTCTGCTTTTTCTTCGTCTGTTTCTTCTAAACGATTAATTGCTGTTTTCTTTAATGTAATCCTTACTAATGTTCCAATCGCTTGTGAAATGTGATATTCTTCACTCATGTATTTTTCAAACTGAATTGGTTCTGACTTATAGTTTGTAGTTTTGTGAATTTCTGTCCAATCAAAACTTCTGAACTCTTTTGAATGTTTGTTTTTTATCTTTTTCCAAACATTTGCCTTTCTTTTAGCTGCTAGCTCATCTTTCAACTTAATTACTTCTTGCTCTAAAATAGCAATTCTTTGTTCATTTTCCATTTTTCACCTTCTTTCGTTCAATCTTCTTATTGCATAAATATTATTGTTATTTTGTTTATTAGAATTATTGTGCATAGCTTGTCTTCTCTTATTTTCGTAGTATTCGTCGTAAGCTTCTGAAAAAACAAATATCTGATTTTTTTCTCGTATTTCGTGTGGAAGTTCTTTAGCTAATTCATATGCTTTATCTTTTCCACAACACTCAAGCTGTTGTATTTGTTTCACTGTGTAATACCTGCTTTTTACCTCTTCAATTGTTCTCACCTCCTTGCCTGTTGTATCGATTCGTGGTTATTTTTTATCAAATAAATATTCTATGGATTTATCAGGAAAATAATTCTTTTTGATAGTCCACATTTCTATTCTTACCCATTCCGTGTCTCCATTAAATTTGTTTCTTAGCGTGGTATAAGATAATCCTAATTCTTTATCTTTTGACATATCCATCATACTTATTTTTTTTCTAGCCATTTCTGACACTAAATTTTCAAACATCTTTTCACCTTCTTTCTACGATATTTCGTAATTTGTATTATGATATTATACGATATTTCGTAAATTGTCAATACTTTTTTTGCGATTTTTCGTAATTTATTGTTTACAATAGCAAATTTGTTTGCTATAATAGTAGCTATAAAAGGATAAGGATTGGTGAAAATATGGATTTAATAGAAAAACTTTATTACTTAATGAAGCGTAATAATATAAAAAATACAGCTCAGTTATCTAGAGAAACGAGTATTCCTTATACTACTTTAAAAAGTATTTTCGATGGTGATGTCAATGATATCAGACTAAGTACTTCTCGCAAACTTTGCGATTACTTCAATATAACCTTAGATGAATTATTAGACGATAATATTGAGTTGCGTGAAGATTTTAGATTTGCTTCATTTAATGGAGCTGACACACAAGAATTAGACGAAAACGATATTGAAGAAATAAATAGATTTGTAGAATTTGTAAAAAATAAAAAGAAAAATGATAAAAAATAGAGGTCCTATTATGAATACTTTAGATGTATATAAAATAGCTGAAAATGAAAAAATAGACATTTTAAATTATAGTTGGACAAATACTAAAGCTAGAATATTTGAAGTCGATAATAACTATTATATTGCTTTAGACAATAATCAAATAAATAATGATATTGAAGAAAAAGAAATTTTAGCTGAAGAACTAGGACATTATTATACTAATTCTCTTTACTGTCTAAATTCTGATAAAATATTAAAAGACAAGTGCGAACACAGAGCATTAAAATGGGCATATTCTGTTCTAGTTCCATTCACAAAATTAAAAGAAAAAATCGCACAAGGATTAGACTTGTACGATCTAATAGACTACTTTGACGTAGACTGTAAATATATGATTGATTGTATTAACTTCTATACTGAAAAATACGGTATTTTAGTTTAATATAAAAAAGGAAATAGATGTAATCAATTTTTACCACGAACCGATACATTTATTTCCTCGCACTACTATTGAAAGTAGGTACACTTAGATTATAACCTAGTGTGCCTTCAATTTCAATAGTAAAAAACAAATTATTGAAATTGGAGGTATTTTTTGTGAAAGTAAGTATTAGAAAAAATAAATTAAAAAAAGGTTATAGTTATACAGTGGTTGTTGATTATGGAATTGTAAATGGACATCGAAAACGTGACCCTCTCGAAACCTTTTCGAAAAGTGCTGATGCCGAAAAATATAAGACAAAAATTCAAGGACAAATAGACAGCAACTCATTTGTAAATATTCCTGATATAACCTTTTCTGAGGCTATAGACGAATGGATGACAAATTACGTTGCAAATAACTGTGAGCCCAATACTGCTTCTGGATATGAAGTGATTAATAACAAATATCTAAAGCCTTGCTTAGGTCATATTCCATTTAAAATTATTAGTAGTCCACAAGGTATAGATATTATAAACGATTACTATAAATATCTTAGATTTGACTTATCTCAAGAAACTTATACACTAAAATCGGGAGAAACCAGGCATAAGGAAAATCTATCATATAGCTCAGTGGATCATCATAAGGCACAAATTTCTGGAGTATTTACTTATTTTATGAGTTGCAAAAAACTTTTAAATAATATATGTATCAGCACTACCATTCCCAAAACAGATAGTGAAAAAAGTTTAGATGTTGTTGTTGATGACATTGAAAATTACGAAGATGATGACTTATACGAAGATGATGATTTTATAACTCCAGAACAAGCTGTAACAGTTCTAAATCTATTCATGAACACCCCCATGATGTTGCCCGTTTTTCTTGCAGCATTTTTAGGACTTAGAAGGAGTGAAATTGCTGGCATTTTGAGAAGTAAAGTCGACAAAGAAAAAAGAAAAGTAATAATAAAAAATGTAAGAGTGCGTTGTGGCAACAAAACAATTTTTAAAAAGAAATGTAAAAGTAAAACCTCTACTCGTGTTTTATATTTACCGCAAATATTAATCGATATAATTGAACTTGACGAAAAAAGAATAGAACGAAATAAAAACACATATGGCAAAAACTATGTCGAATCCCCTTTTCTATGTGTAGCAAATGACGGAAAACCCTTAAGGGTTGATTATATGACCTGCAATTTTAAAGATGTATTTGACAAATTCATTCAAAAAGAATTGCAGGAGGACCCCAATTCCAAATTTCCTTATATTACCTTGCACAAACTTAGACACTTAAATCTTAGCGTATTGTTAGCAAACGGCATAAGTTTAACAGATGTCAAAAATAACGCTGGTCATTCTGATATACATACTACAATGATATATACTCATTTTTATGCAGAAGGTAAAAAAGAAATTGCAGATAAAACAGATGAAATATATAAACCTTTATTACACTTAAGAGCAAATTAA